CAGGCCCAGGTACATATACTTCAACTGGTGGCGGTGGTGGTGGTTCGGCCCATGGACCTAACGATGGAGTGCCTAGTACTGGTCCCAATCCGACCGCTGGAAGACCGGGTGGATCTGGTGGTGGTGGTAATATGTATAAGCCCAGTGCCGCTGGTGCTGGTAACACACCTCCAACATCTCCTCCCCAAGGCAATAGTGGCGGTGCTGCCGGATATTATCCACCATATCCAGTAGGTGGTGGATCTGGTGGTGGTGGTGCAAGTGCTGTAGGCGCAAACGCCCCCGCGCCGGCTGGAGGTGCTGGTGGTGCTGGATCTCCTTGGCCTATAAATTCGACCACTTATGCCGGTGGCGGTGGCGGTGGACCTGGATCATCAGCAAATGCTCCTGGTGCTGGGGGTTCTGGCGGCGGTGGTGCCGGTGCGTCGAATAACGGTAGTGGTGGTGGGAACGGAACAGCAAATCTTGGAGGCGGTGGTGGTGGAAATGACGGTGGAAGTAGTGGTTCATCGCGAGGTGGTACTGGTGGATCTGGGGTTGTTATTGTAGCAATACCTACAGCTACCGCACCTAGTCTTGCGGGAGGGACTACTAGTACATCCGGTTCATACACATTACATACATTCACTTCCCCAGGTACATTGGTGGTAGGATAAAGAAATGGCTCATTTTGCTAAATTAAATAATTCAAATGAAGTATTATATGTAACCACTTGCGACAATTCTTTACTTTTAAAAGATGACGTAGAAGTTAGAGATAGTATTACTGCTATAAGCCATTTGAATAATACGATTCCAAGGCTACCTGGAGAGCGATGGATTCAAACATCTTATAATAATAATTTTCGAAAGATGTTTGCTGGCAAAGGTTTATTATATTCTGCTGAGGGTGATGTTTTTTATAATCCACAACCTCATGCTTCATGGACATTAGATTCGAACTACGATTGGCAGGCTACTATAGCAGTTCCAGTTGAATTAAGAGAATTAACCGCTCCCGAGATATATGATTGGGATGAAGATTTGTATCAGTCAGATAATACTAAAGGATGGATAGAAATTGAGTGATGCTTATCTCAGTAATCCTAATCTGAAAAAGATAGGGATTAATATTGAATTTACAAAAGAACAGGTCGAAGAGTATATAAAATGTGCTAAAGACCCTATCTATTTTGTGAAGAATTATATGAAGATTATTCATGTAGATAAAGGACTAATTCCTTTCGATCTTTATGAATATCAAGAAGAAATGATAACCAAATTTAATGAAGAAAGATTTGTTATCACCAAAATGCCTAGACAATCAGGCAAATCTACAGCCGTTATAAGTTTTATTCTACACTATATCCTTTTTAACGAATCTAAAAATGTAGCACTTCTAGCAAATAAAGCAGAACTAGCCCGTGAATTATTAGATAGATTGAAGAAAGCATATGAGAACCTACCCTTATGGTTACAACAGGGTATTACAACTTGGAACAAAGGTTCTATTGAATTAGAGAATGGCTCTAAAATATTAGCCACATCTACAACAGGTTCAGCAGCCCGTGGTCAATCATTCTCTCTTGTATTCTTAGATGAGTTTGCATTCGTACAGCATAATATAGCAAACGATTTCTTCAAATCAGTTTATCCTACAATATCATCTGGCCAAGAAACTAAAATGATTATTGTTTCTACACCTAAAGGCATGAATCATTTCTATAAGATGTGGGTAGAAGCAGAAGAACAAAGAAGTAATTTTAAAACTTTATCGGTTGATTGGTGGGAAACACCGGGCCGTGATAGTGATTGGAAACTTCAACAAATAGCTAATACAAGCGAAGAAGATTTTAATCAAGAGTTTGCTTGTGAATTCTTAGGAAGTACTAATACACTAGTGAATGTAAATATACTAAGAAACTTAGCCTTTATTAATCCTACATTTCAAAAGAATGGATTTGATCAATATGGAGAAATTAATCCTGATCATCAATATGTTGTAACTGTCGATACCGCTAGAGGTGTAGGATTAGATAATTCAGCCTTTGTAGTTGTAGATATTACTACAGTACCTTATCGTGTAGTTGCTAAGTTTAAAGACTCATTAATATCACCTTTACTATATCCAGAGTTGATTTATAACGTTGCTTCTAATTATAATGAAGCATTTGTATTAGTTGAAATCAATGATATTGGTGAACAAATAGCTAATATTCTAGCTAATGATTTAGAATACGAAAATATATTTGTAACTAATGTCAAGGGACGTGCTGGCCAAGTAATTGGTGGTGGGTTTAGTTCTAATAGACAATTAGGTGTAAGAACTACTAAACAAGTAAAACGTATTGGTTGTTCTACATTAAAAGACTTAGTTGAAGATAATAAAATTATAATAGAAGACTTTGACATCATAGAAGAGATGTCTAATTTTATTAATAAGAAAGATTCATACCAAGCGGATGAAGGGTATCATGATGACTTAGTAATGTGTTTAGTATTGTTTTCTTGGTTAATTCGTCAACCTTATTTCAAAGATTTAACGAATTCTGATATACGAGAGAGAATATTAAAAGACAAAGAAAACATGATAGAGGCTGATTTATTACCATTCGGGTTTAAGTATGATGCAGTAAATGATACTGAAAATGAAGTTGCTGATCCATATAGTTTACATCAACACAATCCTCCTCCTTCTATTTGGTAATATATAGCCAAGGGTCAATCATACTTACAGTTGCTTTTTTAAGTTTCATTGTATCACTAATTTTCTTTTTAGTTTCTTCTGAATGAAATTTACCTTTATGGGAATTGCTCATCTTCGACTTCGTTTCGGCCGAATATTTTTTGCCGATTCGAATATCTCGTAGTTTAATCTTTGTTTCTTCTGTATGTTTCATATTTCTATTTAGTCTTATTAACTTAGTTAAAATAGTTATTTTATAAATAATACTAAATGATAGTCGGAATATATAACTTAAGGAGTTAAACAACATGGGTTTTCAAGTATCTCCAGGCGTTAATGTAAGTGAGATTGATCTTACTACAACGGTACCTGCCGTCGATACCACATCTGCTGGACTCGCGGGTCATTTTGTGTGGGGACCAGTAGACAAGAGAGTTCTAATCACAAGCGAGAACGATTTAGTTAACAATTTCAATAAGCCTAATTCAAATACAGCGGACGATTTCTTCACCGCTACTAACTTTCTTTCATATTCAAACGCACTTCAGACCGTTCGTGTAGTACAGACTGGTATTTCTTCACTAGTCACGGCCGCAAGAAATGCTCAAACTAATTCTGCTAATACCATTAATACAGTTATTAAGAACGAAGACGATTACGATGATAATTATTCTACTGGTATTACAGGTGTTGGCGAATGGGTAGCTAAGTATCCTGGAGAACTAGGAAACTCATTAAAGGTTTCAGTTTGTGCTAGTGCTACAGCATGGTCAAATGGTGTATCAGGCAACGTTTCTATTACTACACAAACAACCGCGCTTTCTGGTAATGGCACCGCCTTCTCCACTCAGTTCGTAGCTGGTGATCTAATTGAGTTAGGCCCAGACAAACAGAAACTCCGTATTTCTTCTATTGACAGTGCTACTGCTATTACACTAGAAGAGAAATATACTGGTAATACTATTATAATTAATTCAACACAAAGTATACCAGCTAATGTTACAAGATATTGGGAGTTCTATAATAACTTTGATATAGCTCCAGGCACTTCACCTTTTGCTAATACACAAGGTGGCACGGCTGATGAAGTTCATGTTGCTATAGTTGATGAAGACGGCAAATGGACCGGTACTAAAAATCAAGTCTTAGAAACATGGGCAAGTCTCTCTTTAGCATCAGATGCAAAGACTCCCGAAGGTGCTAGTAACTACTATAAAGAAGTATTGAATAGAAAATCAAATTATGTTTGGTGGGCTAAACATCATACAACTAACACTAATGCTGGTAGTAAAGTAGCTGGTACAACTTTTGTTGGTGGTACTGCTGTACAAACTTCATCATTCGTATATGGCCGTGATGGTGCTACACCATCTAATGCCGATTATATTAACGGATACAATTTCTTTAAGAATGCAGAAGAAGTAGATTGTTCTTTCATTCTTGGCGCTTCTGCCAATCAAACTAGAGCAATTCATCTAGTAAATCAAATTGCAGAATTCCGTAAGGATTGTTTAGCTGTTCTTTCACCAGAGAAGGCCGATGTTGTAGACAATGCTCGTTTCTCGGGTGCTCAAGCAGAAGACATTATTGCATTCCGTAATACCCTACCTTCAAGTTCATTTGCTGTATTTGACTCAGGTTGGAAGTATCAATATGATAAGTTCAATGACCTTTATCGCTATGTTCCATTAAATGGAGATAGTGCTGGTACTATGGTAAGAACTGATAGAGTTCGTGACCCTTGGTATTCACCAGCTGGTTTCAATAGAGGCCAATTAAAGAATGTTATTAAACTAGCATTTAATCCTAATAAAGCAGAGAGAGATCAACTTTATAAGAGTGGTGTCAATCCTATAACAGCATTCCCTGGGCAAGGTACAGTCTTATTCGGCGATAAGACAATGTTAGCTAAACCCAGTGCTTTTGATCGTATTAACGTAAGAAGGCTCTTCATTGTATTAGAGAAAGCTATCGCAACAGCGGCTAAGTTTACTCTATTCGAGTTCAATGATGAGTTTACCAGAGCAAACTTTGTTAATCTAGTAGACCCATTCCTTAGAGATGTTCAAGGACGCCGTGGTATTACAGACTTTAAAGTAGTGTGTGATGAATCAAATAATACTCCCGAAATCATTGACCGTAATGAGTTCGTGGGTGATATCTTCATCAAGCCTGCTCGTTCTATCAACTTCATTCAACTAAACTTTGTCGCCGTTAGAACTGGTGTCGAATTTAGTGAAGTAGTTGGACAAGTCTAGTATAAATAGTTAAAAGATAAGGAGTTAATCAAAATGGCATTTAGTATCACCGGGTTCCAAGGACAGTTGACAGGCGGCGGCGCTAGGCCCAATCTGTTCCAGGTGACTATTGACAATCCAGTTGATAGAGGATCATTTATTAAAACATCATTCATGGTACAGGCTTCAAGTATTCCTGAAGCTACCTTGGGTATTGCAACTCAAAACTATTTCGGTCGTGCTGTTAAGTATGCTGGTAATAGAACATTCGCTGATTGGACTGCTACTATTATCAACGATGAGGATTTCCTCATTCGCGATGGTATGGAGCGGTGGTCTAATGCTATCAACGGTTTACAAACAAACCTAAGATCTCCTGGCCTTCGTACCGCGGCACAATATAAATCTAATGCTACGGTAACCCAATTCTCTAAAGACGGCAATCCAATTCGTACATATAACTTTGTTGGTATCTTCCCTGTCTCAATCGGTGCTATCGCGCTAGATTGGGGCACAAACGATGCCATCGAAACTTTTGAATGTACATTCTCATATGATTATTGGCAAGCTGGTGAAGGTGTTATCGGACAAGTAGCTAACGCCCTCTTTGGCTAATTCTTAATTATATTATAAAGAAATAGTATATTAGTAAAGAACGGCGGTTACTTTGTGACCGTCGTTTTTTTAATCATTGACTTAAAACCGTGTTAATGCTATAATATAAATAGAAATGTAAAACTATTCTAGGAAGTGTGATAGATGGCAGTAGAATTATTTGGTTTCACCATTGCTAAAAGTAAAGAAGAACAAGCAGCTAATACCGTAAAATCATTTGTGCCACCCGCACATGATGATGGAGCAGTAGAAGTAGCGGCTGGTGGCGTATATGGTACATATGTAGATCTAGAAGGCACAACTAAATCAGAAGCAGACCTTGTTTCTCGTTATCGTACTATGGCCATGCAGCCAGAATGTGATAGTGCTATCGAAGATATCGTTAATGAAGCTATCGTTATCGATAATGCTATGCCCGTAGATATTATGTTAGATGATTTAGAGTATTCAGATAGCATTAAAACTAAAATTAGAGAAGAATTCTATAATGTATTAAAACTCTTAGACTTTAATGGTAAGGGTTATGATATCTTTAAACAATGGTATATCGACGGTCGTTTATACTATCATCTTATGGTTAATGAAAAGAAACCTAGAGAAGGTATCAAAGAACTTCGTAAAATAGATCCTAGAAAAATTAAAAAGATTCGTGAGAAGATTACAACTACTGACCCTCGTACTAAAATTACTATTGAAAAGGGTTATAACGAATATTTCATCTATTACCCCAAAGGTATTAGTTCACAAGCAGGTACACAAACTGGTATTAAAGTATCTACTGACGCTATCTGTCATATTACTAGTGGTGTATCTGATCCTAATAATCAATTTATCTTAGGCTATCTTCATAAAGCTATTAAGCCTCTAAATCAACTTAGAATGTTAGAGGATGCAACTGTTATCTATCGTCTATCTAGGGCTCCTGAAAGACGTATTTTCTACATTGATGTGGGTAATCTACCACCCGCTAAAGCAGAACAATATCTAGCTAATATGATGGCCAAACATAAAAATCGTCTTGTATATGATGCTACTACAGGTGAAGTAAGAGATGATCGTAAATTCATGACTATGTTGGAAGATTTTTGGTTACCCAGAAGAGAAGGTGGTCGTGGTACTCAAATCGAAACTTTACCCGGTGGTACTAATCTAGGTGAAAT